TTTTTTTTGTCATGAGACAAAACGTATGTATTTTAGTGGAAACTTTTATAAGTAAAAACCACTTTATTTAATTATCTTCAGTATCAGCATCGATCTCCGAAATCACATCATTTTGGTTGTAGTTCCAAAAGACATTGTGAAATGAATCATTCTTTTTGCCAATTTTCATTTTACTGAAGTGTAAAACTATATCATCATCATGAAATCTTTTCCTTTCTCCTTTAGGTCTGCTTTGTTTAATTCTCATTGGTAACTTCTTTCCATTCGGAACAAAAGTTGTCTTATTTCCAACTTGATTTGCTTTTCTTCTTTGTCCAGCATCAACAGCAGTTTTAATTCCTCCAGCAACTCCACCAACTATGGCACCAACAGGACCAAAAAACGGAGCTACTGTTTGGACAATTCCTAAAATTCCACGCCACCAATCTCCAGCAGCATTTTCTGAAACTTTAACACCAGGAGGAAGCTCTCTAACAACAGTTGCGTATAGATCCAAAACTTTTGGATCAAAAGCACAACTTGGTTGTGTTAATGTAACTAAATCACTATTAACTTCAGGAGCACATTCTAAGATTATTTTGAATATAAGAGTTATAGTAGTTTGTTGACTCAAACCAGTTAAATAACAACCAGTTGTATCATAAGGGATAGGTTGACATGCAGAACTAAAATAAACACCAGAACTACCAGTGTTTTCGAACGTAGCACCAAAACCATAATTAATTGGAGATGTAGTATTTGAATTGTTTGGATAAACCATCCAACAATGACCTTGATTTGAATTCTCAGCCAAAGGATTGTCCATGTTATTCATGTGACAAACACAATATGCTCCATCTTTACACTCCCAAACTCTACTACCACTTAAAAATAGAACTTCATCAATGCTAGATGGTGGTAAATTACTAACAACCTCCAAAAGGTATTGCTCAAATACACTTGATTTGTTAATATTTTTCCCACTTAAATTTCTACTCTGAGGCATTTTATAAACAGTTATTGTACCTTGTTTGTAAAGATCACTGGTTGTATTATGAACTTCAAAGCCCATACCAATAACCCTACAAGGTCCTGCACCAATTTGTGCATTAAAATCAACTGCATTCCAACTTAAATTTCCTAACGAACTTCCATCAGGTGTTGTTGCCCCTCCAGCATCATTAATTGCGAAAATAAATGGACCCATATTAAAAGCCCCGGCACTACCAACATTAGTATACCCATTAGATTCAACTAAGGATTCTCCATACTTAAAAATCAATTCATTTAAACTAAAGACATGCATATCCCAATTACCAGTTATAGTATTCGGAACAGTGACTTCAATTTGTTGTTTAAGTTCTTGAATAACAGTTTTACTCGCTGTCATATCAGGATAACCTTTGTGAGTATAATCGTGGTCATGAAAAGGATCAGTAACTTCAGTGAACCATTTGGCACCATCAGCACTAATTCCATCCATTGCATATTTTCTTCCAATTCTACTTTCAAGTTTCTTTCTCTTTTCTTTCTTCGGTTTCAAAACCGGATGATTCACAAAATCCAAAATAGCTTGATCTTCATCACTAAAGCTCGGAGCATTTTCATGTGAATTGCTTTGGGCATAATTAACAATCATCTTACCACTTGGTTGTTCCCAAGGTGTAACTTTCTCAATAATTCCATCATTATTTTTGTTAATTTTGCTTTGCAATTGTTTATCACTAAAATGTCCAATCTCGCTATTTTTCTTTTTTGTCTTAACAGTTTTACCTTTGACAATAATTGGTTTTGGTTCGCCTTCAGGCCTCTTGAATTTTAGAGAACTTTGCTTCTCTTTACCCACTGAATCTTTATCAATGAAAGATTCTCGCAAACATTGCACACAGACATCGTCATTACTAACGTCATAGCCCTTGCACAATTTAAGTTTGAATCTATCGAATTCAGCTTCATGAGCCTCTTTCATATTTTTAAAATGAACCGACCAATCATGAGGACTATCATCAAAATCTAACTCATTATTAGCACGCATATTTTTTTCAATTTCTGCTTCTCTAGCTTCTAATTTGTCTTCCCAATCATTTGGTTTATCTTTGATAAGGTCTTCAATGTCCGGAAACTTACCTATTCCGCTTTCTTTTTTCTTACGAATGCGTTTCTTCTTGCCTTCTTTAGGTTTAGGTTTACTATTAACTTTGGCAGTTCTCCCTTCATGGGCAGCCAAAATTTCTTTCATAGCAAATTTTTCTTGTAAGTAGTTGTTACTTGGTGTATTCTTAGGCAAACTTGTTGGTATTTTCATATACGCAACTGGTTTGCCTTGAGAATTTTCAGCATAAATAACTTTCGCCATGCTTTCTTTTAAACCAGGTGTGGCATTAAAATTGCCTGGTTTAATAACTCTACTTAATATATCAGAAATGTCAATATAATTTTTCTTAATATAATCATCCCTAAGCCTATTTTTGGCAGTTTCATTAGTAATATTTCCTGTTTTTTCCATACTATCTAAAGCAGCATCACATGCATCAACAAAAGAATTGTCAAAAATCATAAGTGCTTTCAAAGCGCAAATACGTTGATAACTGATATCTATACTATTATTATCAGTCCAAACAGCACTATGTGCCATTTTCACGACGTCATATATCGGTACGTGAGTATTTTTGTATTTGCCAAATCTTGCACCTAAAAAACTCAATTCCTCCACATCAACCATTCCACTACCCGTTATGGTATAATCGAAATGTTCCTCCAAGATTCGTTTAACCTCGTCGTAATCATAACAACCATCATAACTACTGT